TGCTGTTATTAATGGTAGAAGAATGTTTATGAGCGAAGGACCTTTCAGAGCAGATTTCACTAGAAATTCAGCTCTCAATTTTCGAATCACAGAACCCGGAAAAACCCCCTACGTTGACTCTAAATTAGATTATTATTTAGTGCCCAACGGAGAAGGTTATGCCGGATACTGTGGTTATGCTTACACTGCCCCAGAAGGATCTAATAAGCCTCTGTTAGGATTGCATATGGCAAGATTAGGAGTAGATTCCCTAGTAGTAGCCATATATGCAGAAGACAGAGATCCCGTATTTCAAGCCATGCCCCGTGGTTTGGAAGAACGTATAGATCCAACTATCCCTGGTCCTGAAATAAAAGGAGCCAAGTTTTTTGGACGAGTTGAGGGCACTCCCACGAGTGTCAACGACAGATCCGAATATCGACCCAATTTCTCACACCCCGAGGATATGTTTGATGTTAAAGTCAAACCTAATCTCAGGTTAGAAGCTAGACAAAACAGAGCTGAGGCGACATTTAATTTTGGAGTAACACCCATTACTAGATTCCCTCAACTTAAATTGCCTGATTTTTATAGAAGTTTTCATGACCAACGAAAATTAGGCCTTTGTAGAAAGCTCACTTTTGAGGAAGCACTTTTTGGTGCCCCTGAAATTAATGTTCCCTCTTTTGCAACAGCTTCAAAATTTACAGGAATGTTCTTTGACAAGCCAAAATCTGAATTGGTAGATTTCGATAAGAGAACCTACCACCCAGATTTGGAAGCTAGAGTTATGGAATATTTTGACCAAGCTCGGTTTGAGAACATCCAGCCTATTGCGCAGCACTTCCCGAAAGATGAGCTGTTAGATAGGGCAAAGGTTTATACCGATACCCCCATGTGCAGAATTGTGAATGGACACGATCTAGCTTACAACATTGCTTTAAGAATGTTGTTCGGACATTTGATTCAGAATGTTATAGATCATGCTCTTTTCGGAGTTTGCACAATGGGTATCGACCCTGTGTCTTCAGATTGGAAATTTATTTATGAGAAATTCAATATCCACCCTCATGGAATAGGAGGAGATCTCAGTAAACAGGAAGCCACGACGGGAGATGAATTTAAGGAAGCTTTTAAAGTTTTCATCAAATCTTGTATGGATTCTGATCCAGATTTAGACACAGTTATAGATAACTTTTTAGATGGATG